ATTGAATTACGAACGGAACCGTAAGATTCTTGCGGATGTTGATGGTGTCCTTTTAGATTGGGAAACGTCATTTGATGCATGGATGCAAACACGTGGCTATGCAGTAGTTGAACCTACAAATTACAAACAATTTGTTAGATACGGAATTACCAAAGAAGAGTCAGACCAAAATGTTAAAATCTTTAATGAAAGTGCATGGATTGGCTACTTAAAGCCATTGCGTGATGCAGTAGATGTAATTCATAAATTTGCTAGTTATCATTGGCACATAGAATGTATTACTAGTTTGAGTACAGATAAATTTGCTGGTATGCTACGCACAACTAATTTAGAAGAAATTTTTGGACGAGGAACTATTAGACGGGTAAGATGTATTGACACTGGTGCAGACAAAGACGACATTCTTAAGGAATACGAGCCAGGTCATTGGTGGATTGAAGACAAGCCCGAAAACTGTGAAGCTGGTTTAAGAGCAGGACATAAACCTATATTGATGTCCCATAGATACAATGAAGATTATAACGGTTGTATTAGAGTCCAAAATTGGCAAGAAATTTTCAATATAATTACTGCTAAAAGTACTTGACTTTTATAATAATATCCTATATACTAAAAGACAATAGGAGTTTATAATGAAGTTTCCAGAACAAAAAAACACTGGTGTTGGTACTGCTGGTTTGGCAGGAATAGCACTTATGGTATTACATGTAACAGGGCATCTCACAGGATGGGCTTGGCCTTTACTTTATGTATTCTTAATTTTAGTCGGAATAGGAATGGAAAATAATAAGAAATGAAAGAATTATGGGTAGAGAAATATCGTCCTAAAACAGTAGACGGTTATGTATTTAGAGATGACGCACAAAGAAACCAAGTTAAAACATGGATCAAAGATAAAACTATTCCGCATTTGCTTTTTAGTGGCAATGCTGGTATTGGTAAAACTACTCTTGCTAAATTACTTTTTAATGAGCTTGAAGTAAACGATCTAGACATACTTGAAATCAATGCTAGTAGAACAAACAGTGTTGATGACGTTCGTGATAAAATTGTTAACTTTGTACAGATGATTCCATTTGGTGACTTTAAAGTTGTACTACTAGATGAGGCTGACTATTTGTCACCAAATGCACAAGCCGCACTACGTGGTGTTATGGAAGAATATCATACAACAAGTAGATTTATTTTGACATGTAATTATCCAAACAGAATTATTCCTGCACTACATTCAAGATGTCAAGGCTTCCACATTGCAAAGATTGATCAAACAGAGTTTACTGCTCGTGTTGCAGAGATTTGTATTACAGAAGGTGTTACTCCTGATCTTGATATACTAGACACTTATGTAAAAGCAACTTATCCAGACTTGCGTAAGTGTATCAACATGGTACAAATGAATTGTCAAGATGGTAGTTTGCTTGCTCCACATGAAGGAGATACAGGCGAAAGTGATTGGAAACTTGACATGGTGGAACTTTTCAAAGCAGGCAAGATTCACGATGCGCGGAAACTGCTTTGTGGAACAGTTCGTCCTGAAGAAATGGAAGAAATTTATCGTTGGTTATATGACAATATTGAATTATTTGGTGATGAAGAAAAACAAGACACAGCAGTATTAACAATTAAACAAGGATTAGTAGATCATACACTTGTAGCTGATCCTGAAATAAATTTATCGGCAACACTAATTAGATTGGCAAGATTATGAATGTAGAATTTGATGGCTTTATAGGTCAGTTTGAAGATTTTTTTGATGAAAAATGGATTGATGAACTAATAAAATATTTTCACACGTTTAGTGATTTAGGTGCTTATCAAGGGCAATACATGCCAAAACATCTAAGAGATGATACGCAGTTATATTTTATGGACCCAATGCGGATACATGATGTACATCCACATTTTGCAGAATACTTTTTTCAAGTATTAAAAGACCAAATTTGTCCGCAATACTATGAAAAATTTAGTATACTACACGAAAGAGAATATCAAACTAAACAATTAAAAATGAAAATGATTGAAGAAGGTGGCGGATATCATCAGTGGCATTATGAAAGCACAAGTAGAGAAACAACACGTAAAATGGTAGTGCAACTTTACTTAAACACTATTGCAAACGGTGGAGAAACAGAATTCTTATATCAAAAGAAGCGTATTAACGCTCGTAAGAATAGATTGCTGATATGGCCTGCAGATTGGACATATACGCATAGGGGAAATACTCCTTTAAAAGGAGACAAATACATATTAACCACATGGTTAGAAGAGGTAATAAAATGACATATTTAGTTACAGATAACTGTATCAAATGCAAACACATGACTTGTGTTGAAGTTTGCCCGGTTGACTGTTTCTACGAAGGTGAAAATATGCTTGTAATTAATCCAGATGAATGTATTGATTGCGGTGTATGTGAACCAGAATGTCCTGCTGATGCGATACTTCCAGACAATCAGCTAAAAGGTGACGAGCTTACTAAATGGATGGGCATAAACAAAAAATATGCTGAAGTATGGCCTGTTGTAAGTGCAGTGCATGATGAAAAGCCTAGCGAAGAAGAAGCAAAAGAATGGGACGGTGTTCCTAATAAGTTTGAGGAACATTTTTCGGAGAAGCCAGGCCGTGGTGACTAAAAATAAAAAACTTATAAATGATATTGTACGCATAAACGTACTAGAAGAAGAAATAGAATATTACAAAACACTAATCCAAGAGCATGACACTGGTCATATTCATACTACAATTAGTTTTTTGACTGACAGACTAAACATTTTAAAAGGAGCAAAAAAAGAATGGCCGTTCAATTAGTAAGTTACAGTAAGCCTAGCGATAACTTTAAAGCAGAAGGCATTGAAGATGTACAGGAACTCATAGCTTTTTGTGCAAGGGTAAGCAATCCAAGTAATCAAATGAATAAAGAAACAAGTGAAAAACTTATAAAATATTTGATTAAACATGCACACTGGTCTCCTTTAGAAATGGTAAACGCTTGTTTAGAAATTGATACAACAAGAGATATTGCACATCAAATTGTGCGACATCGTAGTTTTGCATTCCAAGAGTTTAGCCAGCGTTATGCAGATCCAGCAGAATTTGGTAATCAATTTGTCCTTAGAGAAGCAAGATTACAAGACACAAAAAATCGTCAAAACAGCATAGACGTTGGTGATAGTGATAAAGATTTAGCACTAAAGCAACGTTGGGCAGAAGAACAACAAGATGTTATCTTTAGAGCAAAACGTGCATATGAATGGGCGATTGCTTCGGGAATAGCAAAAGAACAAGCTAGAGTAGTGCTTCCAGAAGGTCTAACAAAAACTAGATTGTATATGAATGGTACACTACGTAGCTGGATACATTACATTGAACTACGCGGTGCTAATGGCACACAAAAAGAACACATGGAAATTGCACATGAGTGTGCAAAAGTTATTTCGGAAATATTTCCATTAGCAGAAGAATTGAAAGGGGCATAAGCCCCTTTCTTTATGAATCTCCATATACGTGGAGCACTTCTTTAACTGCTTCGTGTCTTTCTATATCTCCTTTTGAAAAACGGACTATGTCCAAATGATCTGTATGAATTGTTTCTAACAGTTTAGTAAAACTTATTAAACCGTTATCTTGAAGCCTATCTGCCTGCGCTAGATCGCCTGTAACTGCCATCATTGAATTTTCGCCTAATCGTGTTAGTAACATTTTCATTTGGTTGGGTGTGGCATTTTGCATTTCGTCTGCCAATATAAAGCTATGCTTAAATGTTCTGCCTCGCATGTATGCTAATGGTGCAATCTCAACTATTCCTTCTTCGATCATACCTTCTATTTCGCGAGCATTAAAGTATTCTCGTAGCACATCAAATATAGGCCTAGTCCATGGCGCCATTTTTTGTTCTAGCGTACCTGGTAAAAAGCCCAGATCTTCATCAACACTTACCGCAGGTCTAGTAACAATAATTTTGTCAACTTTGCCTTCTTTAAACATCTTTACTGCCACTTGTACTGCGAGCAGAGTTTTTCCCGTACCTGCCGGCCCAATGCCAAAGACTATGTCTTTAGTTGGATCTAGTAGCTTTAATATGTATTCTTCTTGATGTTTATTACGGGGAATTAAATTTACGATCTTTTTCTTTTGAGTGAACGAATTAAAATCAACAATATTGTTGAAGTTTTTGTGCCGCTGTGCGGCTTTCCTTTTTGCTCCCATCTAGTCCTCCTATATGGATATGGAGTAGAGCGTTGCCCGGAGGGCTATAGCCCTACACATATATTTACCTAAAAATGCAGAGAGAAAAAACTTCTGTTTGGTTTTGTTTTGCGATAAATAAGTGTAGTAACTTATGGAATTATAAAATGTATGATATCGAAAATTTAATCAAAAATATAGAAACAGTATATGAAAGCAATACTGCATTTCAAGTGCTAAAAGACTATGAAAGAGTATTAGATACCCTTGATTTATATGTTTACGAGAATTGGAAAAACGGTGAACTATTAGAAGGTCCGAAAATTGATAGGCATTGGGTAACTGCAAAATTTATGTGGCCAAGAGAAAACATGCCGGATCCTATGGGTGGCAAAAGACTAGTTGATTATGACTGTAAAGTAAGTTACGCAAAAGACGATGTCATACAACCAAGAAGAATTAAGACACCTGATGATATTAGACCTGGTACTAAAAAAGGTAAACTAGACAAAAAGCCTATTTGGGTTGTAGAAATACAGATGCCTAAAAAATTAATTGCAGATATATATGAAGGTTATAGAGAATCTTTAGATATAAACCAAGAACCTGCTGTTGATGCTACTGACACAGCTACAGCACCAGGAGTAGAGGCTCAACCCGCTGATCAAGTAGCGGCTGAAGTACCAGCTGAAGGAACAGTATAATGGGTTTGTTGAAACATGACTTAAAACATATGGTAGACCATATTTTTGAAATAGATGCTTTTAAATCAAAAATGGGTGAAGACCGAGACATTGTTACTTTAAGTTTTAGTGTAAAAGATAACAATGCGGCTGTAGATCTAGAACAATTTATAGAAAAAGGTTATTCTTTTGTATTAGACGCTGACAAGACTCCAGGCGAACAAAGAGACGGAACTTACAAAGTATTTGTTGAAATGGAAAGAAGCCATAGATCATATGATGAGATTATGGAAATTGTTGACGGTGTAGGAAAACTTGCTGATATTGAAAATTTTAAATTTAGATACTATAAAGATTTTACAAGCCGTCCATTAACTAGAGAAAATTTAGACGAATTTATGCCTACTGATCCAGCTGTATATGATCAAAAAGTAAATGAAAGTAATTTAAGTAATTATAAAAACTTTTTCAACCGTAGCTACGTTGAAGATGTAAACATGATAGATGATATTTTAACAATCAAAAAAGCATACGCAGATCCTGTACATTTTAAATATATAGACTTTGGCGAAAAAGAAGCAATATTAGAAAGTTTAGAAGAAACTATAAATGTAAATGATTTTGCTGAAATTATATTCCTTTCTAAATATGTAGGTGACTATAATATTACAAAATACGGTAATAAATTAACATTTGAAAATGCCGGAAAAACTCTGGTAGTAGAACGTATATCATAAATACCATTATGCACACTTGTCAAAATTGCGGTCATCCATCACACTGCGGTATACCGTACCATAGACTTGAAACAGACTATAATGGTGCAACTTATCAAATAAAGGTATGTGACCATTGTAGATGCAAACAGTGCGAAAACAAGGATCAGGAAAATGGCTAAAGAACATTTTAAATTTGAATTTGAAGAATGGATGGCTGAAGAGCTTATTCATAGAGACGATTGGAAAGAATGGTATGAGGCAATGTGTGAGATATTACCTCTATGGGAAGTCGATACAATCGAAAGGGTTGCAATGTTTCTTGCTCAGTGTGGGCACGAATCAGGCGGCTTTAGGGTACTAAGTGAAAACTTAAACTATAGCGCCGCGGCTCTAAATAAAATCTTCCCGAAATACTTTATCAGGGCAGGTAGAAATGCACAAGATTATCATAGACAGCCTGAAAGAATTGCAAACGTTATATATGCAGGTCGCATGGATAACGGCGATACTGATAGTGGCGACGGTTGGCGTTTTAGGGGTGGTGGAATACTACAACTCACAGGACGTTATAACTATACAAAATTTGGTGAAGCAGTAGATATGTCACCAGAAGAAGCAGTTGACTATGTACGCACTAAAAAAGGCGCACTAGATTCAGCATGTTGGTTCTGGGATACAAATGGCATTAACAAATACTGTGATGCAATGGACGTTGTTGGAGCAACTAAACGTATCAACGGCGGCACAATTGGTTTAGACGATCGTAAAAAACACTATCTACATGCAATTGATGTACTTGGTGGCGATTATGAAGAACCAACTATCGATTATAACCAAACAGTGAAGCAAGGATCACGTGGTCCATTAGTAGCAGAAGTACAAGAGAAATTAAATATTTCTCCTGCTGATGGCATCTTTGGTCCAGGTACTGCACGTATCGTCAAAGAATGGCAAGCAAGCCAAGGCTTAGTAGCTGACGGTATTGTAGGACCAAAAACACTGGGAAAATTACTAGGGTAGGTGGTATGGGTGCTAAATTAGCATTAGTAATGTTTGCTTTAATGTGTTTAATGGGTGGTGCAGGATATTGGTACTACACAGACACACAAGAACGAATTCAAATCCTTACACAAAACAATGCTAAATTAGAAACAGCAGTACAAACTAATGAACAAGCGTTAGCGGCACAAACTGCCGCTTTCGAATCTATGCAAAAAGAAAACACTAGACTACAAGCAGAATGGAATGATATAAACGATAGAAATCGTGCTTTAGAAAACAGACTTTCCAGACATGATATTGGTGCGGCAGGTTTAGCAAGGCCTGATTCGACAGAACGTGTTTTGAATAATGCAACAAAAAATGCACAACGTTGTTTAGAAATATTTAGTGGAAGTCAACTTACAGAAAAAGAACTTAGTGCAACTAAACCAAGTGAGATAAATCCAGAGTGTTGGAGAGATGCAAATCCAAACTTTGATCCTAATATACAATCAGATGCGTGGAAAAGGAAAAATCTATGAAACACATTATAGTAGGTATAATTGCAGTAGCACTTTTAGCAGGTTGTACAGCAAAACCTAAAATGATTGAGATTAGTGCTAAGCCAATTGAAAAGCCTAAACTTGTTTTACCGCCAGCTGAAGAATTAAGACTAAAAGATTTAGAATGGGTAGTAATAAACGAAGAAAATGCTCAAGAAGTTTGGGATAAATTAAAAGCAGATAAAAAAGATCCTGTGCTTATTGGACTAACAGATGACGGTTATGAAATACTTGCAATGAATATGAGTGATATTATGAAACTGTTACAACAACAAAAAGCAATCATTGCCGCTTATCAAAATTATTACGAAAATAGTGAGCAAGCACTTGAAAATGCAAATGCACAAATAGAAGGCGCTCAAGCAGAAGTAGAGGCGCAAAATTCCGCTCCACAAGAATCAGTACTAGATAAATTAAATCCCTTCAAATAAATATGTTATGCAACATAAACATATTATATTTGCCATATTTTTGGCCTCTTGTTCTCCAACGACAGATATAGTCGCTACAGCAAGCGATTATATAGGTTTGAATGAATATCAAAATAGACAACAGATAAAAGAATTCGTTGGAGTAGATCCTGTGCGTACAGAATGGTGTGCGGCTTTTGTAAATGCAATATTAGAACTAGAAGGAATACCTGGTTCTAATTCTATAAGTGATTCTCCTCTAATGGCTAGGAGTTTTTTACAATGGGGAGCACCTATAAATCCACAAGACATACAACGTGGAGATTTAGTTGTATTTCCTCGTGGCAATTCAGATTGGAAGGGGCATGTTGGATTCTATGTAGGACGCTCTAATGATGGACGTTATATTATCTTAGGTGGAAATCAATACAATACTGTAAGATATGACTATTATGACCCAAAGAAAGCTCTAGGAATTAGACGTTGGTCTGAATAAATACACATAGTAGAAAGGATATACTATGTGGGAAATGATAGAACGTATGGCAAGTGATCGTTTATGGATTTATACTGCACTTGTAGGTTCACTTTTTGGATTAGCATTTTCAACATATTTCAAAAGCACTAGACTAGGACTTTGGTTATATGCTAAATTTGATCTTTGTGTTGATTACCTAGTTGAACGTTGGGGTTGGACTTGGTTGCAACAACCAGATGATGCTTGGCGTAAAAAGTATCCTTTTGTAACAAAAAAAATAGACGAATTAGAAAAACGAATTGAAAAACTGGAGGGTAAAAATGCCAAGAAAAAGTCTTGAGGAATTAGAAGCAAAACAACCTGCACCTAAAGCTGATGCAGAGATAGTAGTTCCTGCCGCAAGTGAAGGTGTAAGCAAAAAAGTTAAACTTTATTTAGAAGTAGATACAAGTGTTAAGGACTTAGGACCTAATCCTTACGTTAAAGTTATACATATGGCAAAAGCTGTTGATAGTTGGAGAATTTTCCCTCGTATCTTTATAACAGTATACATTATTTTATTGTACAAAGTTGTAATATGGTATATGGAACTACCTGATCCTACTATGGAACAATCAGGTTTAGTATCTATCGTAGTTGGTGCTGGCGCGGCATGGTTTGGCTTGTATACCGGATCTAGTAAATCTAACAAATAACTACGATAAGTAGATGTATGGACTACTATCAAACCCTAGGTGTCAATAAAGATGCATCTCCAGAACAATTAAAGAAAGCATACCGAAAACTTGCTATGGAAAACCATCCTGATAGAACAGGTGGTGATGATACTCGATTCAAACAAATCAACGAAGCATACGACACACTAAAAGATCCTCAAAAAAGGCAAGCATATGATAATCCACAGCCAGACATGAATGGCTTTAGATATAGTACTGATGGATTTGACGGAGGTATGCCAGGAGGATTTGAAGATATATTCCAAGCGTTTGGGTTTAATCCGTTCCAAGCTCAAAGACAAAGGCAAAGAGCAGATATTACAATAGCAGTAAAAATAAATTTTGAAGAAGCATATAGAGGAAAGACAATAATAGGTACATACAGGCTTAGAACTGGTAGGGAAGAAACAGTAGAAATACAAATACCTAAAGGTGCCCAACATGGTAATAAAATTAGATACAGTGGTTTTGGTGAACAATTACCAAACGGACAAAGAGGAGATTTATATGTACAAATTAATGTCCAACCACACAGTAAATATACATTGAATGGATTAAATATTAATACAGTAATTAATATTGATATTTTTGACTTAATTACAGGGGGAGCAGTCAACTTAAAAACTTTAGATGGAAGTGTAATTAAGCTGAATATACCCCCAGGAACTAATCCAGGTACTAGATTAAGTGTTACTGGCCACGGTTGGCCTGATGTAAGAACAGGGTCAAAAGGTAACATGCTTGTACAAATTAACGCAATTATGCCTAAAAATTTAGGTATTACTGAAGTAGATGCTATTAGGAAGATAAAAAAGAGATTGGCAAAAAAAGGCATTGACTAATTGAAGAAAATTGTATATACTAAGGACTAGTTTAAGGAGATAATAAAATAATATGGTAGAACCGAGCGAAACATTACAGGTTGTATTTGAAAAAGCAATTAAAGATGCTAAAAAACTTAGTCATGAATATGTGACTGTAGAGCATTTATTGTTTGCAATGTTATGTGAAGAAAATTTTATTAATGTCATAAAAGGATATGGTGCTGATTTAGATTACCTAAAACAGAATCTTGAGCATCATTTGAAGAACAACTGTGACGAATTAAAGATTACAGATTCAAAATTCAAACCTAAAAAAACACAGACTGTCGAACGGGTTCTAAATAGAGCGTTTACACAAGTTTTGTTTAGTGGACGAAGTGCAATTGAATTATCAGACGTACTTATAAGTATACTTGCAGAAAAGAAATGTGTAAGTGTTTATTATTTGCATAAATCAAAAGTTCAAAAAGATTCATTTGCAGAATATGTAAGTAGTGAAATTGAAGATCTACAAGATGAAGAAATGACCGGTGAAGCAACAAGAGCTTTACGTGCATTTACTACAAATTTAAATGAAGAAGTTAAAAAACAAAAAGTAGATCCAGTTATTGGTAGATCAGATGAACTAGAAAGTATTGCACTAGCACTAGGTCGACGTGCAAAAAACAATGTTTTGTTAGTTGGTGATCCTGGTGTTGGTAAAACTGCTATTGCAGAGGGTATGGCTTATAATATTGTAATGGGTAATGTACCAGAATTCCTTAAAGAATACAATGTTTATAATTTAGATATTGGCGCAATGTTAGCAGGATCAAAATACAGAGGTGATTTTGAAGAACGTTTTAAAATGATTTTACATGCTCTTAAAAAGAAGGGCAAAACAATTATGTTTGTTGACGAAGCACATATGATGAGTGGTGCAGGATCAGGCGGACAAGGTAATTCAAATGATCTAGCAAATATGTTAAAACCTGCACTTTCAAAAGGTGATCTAAAAGTCATTGCATCAACTACATGGGAAGAATTCCGCAAATATTTTGAAAAAGATAGAGCATTGATGCGCCGCTTCCAACGTGTTACAGTTGACGAACCTAGCAAAGATGTAACGAAAGATATTTTAAATGGAATTAAAAAATATTACGAAGATTATCATAAAACAAATATTACAGAAGAAGCAATTGAAGAAGCAATCAAGTTAAGCGTTAAGTATCAGCCTGACAAAAAACTGCCTGATAAAGCTATTGATTTGATAGACGTTGCATGTTCTAGATTTAATCTTAAAGACAAAGACGTAGAAAGAAAAATTGGCGTAGAAGAAATACAATTTGAACTTGCTAGAATTGTTAAAATGCCTGAAGAGCAGGTTGCTGAAAAAGAAACTGACAATCTAAAACACTTAGAAGAAAATTTAAAGAAAGCAGTATACGGACAAGACAAAGCAATTGAAGAAGTTGTTGATAAAATACTGGTTGCACAAGCAGGACTGAAGGCAGAAGACAAACCTATTGGATCGTTTGTGTTTATGGGTCCAACAGGTACAGGTAAAACTGAGACAGCAAAACAACTTGCAAAACAATTAGGTGTACAACTAGTACGTTTTGATATGAGTGAATATCAAGAGAAACACTCTGTGGCAAAACTAATTGGTTCGCCTCCAGGTTATGTAGGCTATGAAGAAAACCAAGGATTGTTAATTACAAAATTACAAGAAAATCCTAATTGTGTGCTACTGCTAGACGAAGTTGAAAAAGCACATCCAGATGTTTCACAGATTTTATTACAAGTTATGGACAATGGTAAACTAACAGGTTCTAATGGTAAAGAAGCAGATGCAAGGAATTGTGTTTTGATTCTTACAACTAACTTAGGTGCACAAGAAGCTGAGAAAAATTCAATTGGTTTTGATGGTGGCGAAAAAGATTATGAAGATACAGATCTAAAGAAATATTTTGCTCCAGAATTTAGAAACAGATTAGATGGAACAATTACTTTTGGTGCATTGACTAAAGAAGTAATGATGAAAATTGTAGGCAAGTTCTTAGTAGAACTTACAGATATGATTACACAAAAGAATATCAAAATTAATCTTGATAACGAAGCACTTGATGTATTAGTAGATAAAGGTTTTGATAAACGTATGGGCGCAAGACCGCTACAACGTGTAATTGACAAGGATATTAAACGTCCGTTGTCACGCATGATGTTATTTGGTGACCTTAAAAACGGTGGTTCTGTAAACATTACAGTTAAAGATAATGAAATATATTTAGATGTACAAACAAAGGAGCACGTTGTTGAAAACACTTGAGACAACAAAACTTTTTTATGACATTTATCCGTACAAAATTGACCTAAGACTACAGCTTGCTCCAATATTTAGAGAAAAAAAGTTCGGATATACTAGAGAAGTTTTAGACTATATCCAATTAGATTACGAGCTTGGTAGACCTTTAATATGGAGGAAGGGTTATAGGACCACAGAGCCTCTAGAAATAAACTCTTTTTTAGATGCTAAATTATTTTTCAATATTTGCCAAAGTTTAAATTATGAGGATTATAAATTAAGAGTTGAACAATCACATTTAGCTCTTTATACTAAAGAATATTCTATAGTAGATAAAATAAAAAACCTTATGCATGATAAAGTTGTTAGTATTCATGAACCAAATAAGCAAGTTGATTTAAAACCAAATACAATCTATACTGAAAAACCAATCGAATACGAATACAAAGTTACACTAGGAAACAAAGTAAACCCTGGTGCAGGCAAATGGATAGAGAATAATCCATCACTAATTAAGGCTGGTCAAATTTGTATTGAAAATATTAAAAATGACGGTTATACACAGGGTTTTTACATATTTGCAAAAAACGAAAAGGTGCTTAACCTTTTATCTATCGCACTAGGTGGCAATATCAAGCGTGTCGACAAGTATATCAACATAACGCAAAGTTGATAAATACTGTATGCCAAGTAATAGTGAAACAATTTTAACACAACAAACGCATCCAGCGGATAGCTCTACTCAAACCGTAACTGGTGACAAGTATAAGGGCGACGGTTACTACGGACGTAGTGACGGAATACATACGATTCAGTATAATTATACTGATTTAATAGGTACGATTACAATACAAGGAACACTTGCAGTAACGCCTGCTAACGAAGATTGGTTTGATGTACATACATATACAGAAACTAGTGCTACAGATAGTAAAATTGTAAACTTTACAGGAAATTACGTGTGGATCAGAGCAAAATTAGAGTATACACAAGGCACTGTACACCAAATTTTATTAAACCATTAAGGAAGTATTATGGAACATTTTATTAGAGTAGTAATGGAAAACACAGATGAACTTCATGAAGGACTAAATGAAGATGTATTTCCAGGTTGTGAATTTTTAGAATCTGAGCA